CAGGCGTCGGCGGGTGCGGAATTATTTGGGCGCAAATCAAGGGCGTCTCTTTGCGGACTTTATCGGGTCCAATTTTTCAGCCGACAGTGAACTGCGGACGGCCTTGCCTGTGCTTCGCAACCGCAGCCGTGACTTGGCGCGGAATAACGAATACGCGCGGCGCTTTCTGACGTTGATGAAGGTAAACGTCGTCGGTGAAAAGGGGTTCAGCCTTCAGGTCCGAGCGCGCAACTCCGATCGGACCTTTGATGTGGCTGGGAATGCGATCATTGAGAACGCCTTCCGCGCATGGGGGCGGCGTGGCAACTGCGACATCACCGGGCGTTTGTCGTGGCTTGACGCCCAGCGGTTCGCAATTGAGAGCCTTGCCAGAGATGGTGAGGTATTTGTGCGCCTCGTTCGTGGCCGAGGCCTGCGAGATGGCTTCGCGCTTGAGTTCATTGAGGCCGATCTGGTTGATGACCAGAAAAATGGCAAAGCCGAGAATGGCAATCAGATCAGGATGGGTGTCGAGGTAGACAAAGCACAACGGCCTGTCGCCTATTATGTTTTGACCTCGCACCCAAATGACACGTTTTCCGCCAATGGGACTGTCCGCAAGCATGTGCGCGTACCGGCGGCAGAGATCATCCATGTTTACATGCCCGCGCGAACTTATCAGACGCGCGGTGAGCCGTTCATGTCCCCGGCCATTGCCGGGTTGAAGATGTTGCACGGCTATCGTGAGGCTGAATTGATCGCGGCCCGCGCTGGTGCAGCCAAATTCGGCATTGTGACGACGCCAGATGGCGATGAGTTCGCTGGAGATGATGTCAGCGATGATGGCGTCCCGATCATCGACATGTCTCCAGCCAGTGTTTACCAGCTACCGGCGGGTCACAATTTCCAACTCATTGATCCCACGCACCCCAACGCTGGTTTTGACGCCTTTGAGAAGGCGATCCTGCGTGGCATCGCCTCGGGACTGGGTGTTAGCTATACCAGCCTTGCAAATGATTTGACTGGTGTCAGCTACTCTTCGATCCGTCAAGGGACCATTGAAGAGCGTGACCACTACAAGATGCTGCAATCCTTCATGGTTGAGCATTTCTGCGAACCTGTATTCCGCGCTTGGCTGCGGAATGCTTTGGATTTCGGTGACATCCCAATACCGCCTAGCAAGCACGACAAATTCGCCGACAACATCCACTTCCGGGGGCGTGGCTTTAGCTGGGTTGACCCGCAAAAGGAAATCCGCGCCCATGCGGAGGCCCTGAGCAACGGCATGACAAGCATGTCGGCCATCGCCGCAAACTATGGTATAGATGTTGAAGAATTGTTCTCGCAGATCCAGTCTGACAAGGAAATGGCTGCGCGGTATGGTTTGAGCATCGCCTTTGAGCCGTTCGGCGACAAGGCACCAGTGCAGCCTGAAGTTCATGGCGAAGAGGACTAGACATGATGAGCGACCCTGAAACAACCGCACCTGTGATCGATGACGGCGAGCGGTTTTCGCGTGACGACATGGTCGTCCGCGCCATGCACATGGACGGCAAGAAGATCGATGAGGAAAGCCGCCGAATAATCGTCGGCGTGTCCTCGGAAGAACCTGTCGAGCGCAGTTTTGGCCTTGAGGTCATCGACCATGCCGCTGGCAGCATGAACCTGGAGTTCCTGAACAGTGGGCGCGCCCCGCTGTTGCTGGACCACGACATGACCAGACAGATTGGTGTCGTGGAGGAAGTCGAACTGGATGAGATCGGGCGGCGTCTCCGCGCGAAGGTGCGCTTTGGGAAAAGCGCGCTGGCCTCTGAAGTGTTCGGCGATGTTCTGGACGGCATTCGCCAGAACATCTCTGTCGGCTATCGCATCGATGGTCGGATCAAGCGTGACGATGACCCGGAAGATTATTACCGGGTCGGAACCACACCAATGGAAATCTCGATTGTATCAATCCCGGCGGATCAGTCCAATCTGGTCGGTGTTGGGCGGTCGGTTCCAGCTAAACCTCAACTTGAAACTCTCGAAAGGAGTTCTCCGATGACTGAAGAAGTCAAGAAGAACGACATCGACCTTGAGGCGGCAAAGGCTGAAGCTGTTCGCGCCGCCCGCAAGAACGATGCCGAAATCCTCGCTCTGGCCGCGCGTCACAACCACCGCGACCTTGGCGAAGAAGCCATCCGCAACGGTCTGAACATCGACGCATTCCGTGGCAAGCTGCTTGACGTGATCGGCAACAAGCCGCTCGAAGTGCAGCCCGCCGCCGTGGATGTCGCGCCCAAGCAGCAGCGCAACTACTCGCTGGGTCGCATGATCCAGGCGCAGATCACCGGGAACTGGAACAAAGCCGGTTTTGAGCGTGAGATGCACGAAGAGATCGCGCACCGCACCGGCAAAGAGGGTCAGGGCATGTATGTCCCCGACTACATCTGGCGCTCTGGCGTGATGACGACCGCAGCAACCGGCGGCATCTCGGGTGAAGCTGTCACCGACAACTTCGTTCCGACGATCCACCGTGGCGACATGTTCATCGAAGCACTGCGCGCACGTCAGGTCATGTCTGGCCTCGGCGTCACGTATCTCTCGGGTCTGACTAACCGCATCAAGATGCCGAAATTCTCGGCTGGTGCGGCGGCTGGCTTCGTTGAGGAAGGTGGCGACGTTGCAGATCAGAGCCAGACCGATGCTGGTGTGACCCTTCAGCCGCGCACCCTCGGTGCGTATGTTGAGATGTCGCGTCTGCTGATGATGGAAAGCGTTCCGTCCATCGAACAGATGGTTCAGAACGACCTTCTGGCTTCGGTTGCCGACAAGATCGAGTACTACGCGATCAACGGCTCTGGCGCATCCGGTCAGCCGACTGGCCTGCTGAACGACGGCAACGTCGGCAACGTGGACATCTCGGCGGGAACCGATGTGGACGCGCTGACCTGGGCTGACATCGTCACCATCGTGAAGACTGTCGAAGCTGCCAACGGCATCGTCAACCCGGCGGCGCTGGGCTGGCTGTCGTCGCCCGCTGTCAAGGCCAAGCTGGCTTCGACCGCCAAGGTTGGCTCGACCGACAGCGTGATGCTGATGAATGATCCGTGGACCACCCTCTACGGCTATCGCACCGGCTTCACGTCGAACGTCCCGACCAACCTTGACCCCGGCGACGGTGGCAACGACGCCTCGGCCCTCATCTTCGGCGATTTCTCGCAGTTGATGGTCGGCCTGTTCGGCGCACCGTCGATCCTGGTCGATCCGTACACCGGCTCGAAGTCGGGAACGGTTCGCATGTCGATCTTCCAGGAGGTCGATGTGGCGGTTCGCAATGGCGCGTCGTTCGCGAAGACCGACGAAGTCTCGGTCGCCTAAACTGACGGGTGGGGGCTTCGGTCCCCACCCACAAAACTTGGAGCATTGAATGCGTATCAGGATTAAACAGAAGTGTTTCAGCGGGGTCGCTGGCAATATGTTTGCCGGGGAGACGCATGATCTGCCAGACGTGATCGCTCAGAAGCTGATCGCTCGCGGCCTCGCTGAAACCGATGAAGCACCCAAGGAACCAAAGAGGTCGAACAGGTCTGTCGGCCTGAAGAAATCCTCGGTGAAACTTACCACCCCGGAGGGCGATGAATAATGGCCATCCCGTTCGCCGCTGATTTGTCTCTGATGATGAATGCTGATGATTTCGGCACGTCGATCACTTATCGGCGCAAGAACGCTATGGGCGACAGCACCATTCTCGGCATCTTCGATAATGAGACAGTGCCGGTCGATGCGGGCGGCCTCGTGTCTGTGCATGAAGAGCAGCCCCGTGTGACCTGCCGCACGACCGACATTCCCTACATTTCAGAGACCGACGAGATGATCGTCTCTGGCGTGACCTATAAGGTGCGCGCTTGGGTGCATGACGGCACTGGCGTCACCACTGTTCAGTTGGAGCGTCAGTGATGGCTCATATTCGTAAGCAGATCAGGGACCGCATTGAGGCCGTGCTTTCGAGCGCGGTCACGGCTGTTTCTGGTCGCGTATATGCGTCAAGGGTCTATCCCCTGTCGGAGGCAAAGCTGCCAGCTTTGACCCTCTCGACCGGAAGCGAAACATCCGATCTCATCACTATCGGGGTCAAGACGCTATCGCGCGCCTTGACTGTGCATGTCGATGCTTATGTCCGCGTCACCGATACGTTCGATGACAGCGTTGACGCCATCGCCGTCGAGATCGAAGAGGCACTGGCCGCTGACTTCACTGTGAACGGCCTTGCGAAAGACATCGTGCTAACCGGCACCGATGTTGAGTTCAGTGGCGAAACGGAACAGCCGCTTGGCATCGCCAGGCTGACTTTTCGCGTGAGATACGTTACAAGTATCTCAGATGTTGAAACAGCCAGATAAGGAGGCGTTCCTATGGCAACCCACACTGGAAGCGAAGGCAGCGTCCGCGTCGGCGCGAATGCTGTTGCAGAGGTCAGGTCCTTTTCCATCGAAGAGACCGCTGACACCATTGAAGACACGACGATGGGCGATGCCTCGCGCACGTTCAAGAGTTCGCTGAAGTCGTTCAGCGGCTCGGTCGATGTCTTTTGGGACGAAACCGACACCAACGGTCAAGTCGCATTGACGGTCGGCTCCGAGATCACGTTCGGCATCTATCCCGAGGGCAACACGACCGGCGACACCTATCTGTCTGGCACGGCGATTGTCACCGGCAAGACGATCACGGCGTCTTTCGACGGCATGGTTGAGGCATCGATCACCGTCCAGGGGTCCGGTGCGCTGACCACCGCTACGGTGTCATAACATGAGCATCGCGCAACGCATTGCGGCCAAGCGGGCCGATATGGAACGCAATGTCGTTGAGGTGCCAGAGTGGGGCGAAGGGGGAGTTTCTCTTCGCCTCTATTCTACGCACGTCAGCGTCCGCGATCTGGATAAGATCCAGCGCAAGCATCCCAACTTCTTGTCCAATGTGACGATGGCTGGGATGGTCGAGATGATCATCATGAAGTGCGAGCAAGAGGGCGGCGAACCGGCGTTCACGCTGGAAGACAAGCCGGTGCTGATGGGCGAGCCGATCTCGGTGATCGCCGCCGTGTTCGCGCAGGTGTTCAGTTCCGCGAGCATTGAGGACCAAGTAAAAAACTGAAGGGCGACCCGTTCAGGATGAACCTCATTTCCCTAGCCGACAGATTGGGGAAAACCATCGCAGAGATTGAGGAAATTTCATTCTCGGAGTACACTGAATGGGTCGCATACTTCACCGTGCTTGAGGATCGGGGCAAAAAATGAGTGACATCAACATTGTCATCGCCGCCCAAGTAGGTGATGCCACCGCTGGCCTGCGGCAGGTCCAAGACCAAGTCAAGCGCGTTGATCAGCAGATGAAGAGCTCGGTCAACACGGTCAATCAGTACGCAAACGCCCACAACAGATCAGCGACCAGCCTGAAGAAATTCTCTAGCGGTGTCCTTCAGCAAGCGGGCTACCAGGTCGGCGACTTCGCGGTTCAGGTTGCTAACGGCACCAGCAAGATGCAAGCATTCGGCCAGCAGGGTTCCCAGCTTCTGGGTATCTTCGGACCGTGGGGCGCGGTTCTTGGTGCTGTAGTGGCAGTCGTTTCAGCCGTTGCTGTGGCGGCAGAGAAAACGACGAAGGTGATAAAAGAAAACCGCACAGCGGTAGAGCGGCTGTCTGATGCATTCTCAGCGCTCGAAAGCATTGATTTCAGTGCGGCTATGGGGAAGGCAGCAAGGTCTGTTGATCCTGTCATCTCCAAGTACACAGGCCTCCTGACGCTTATCGAACGGGTCGGCGAGGAGCAGCGGGCGCTGGCCTTTGCTGACATTGTTAAAGAATTTGCCCCCACTGAAAAACTTGAAGAATATAAGTCAAAGCTGAATGAAATCAGGTTTATTATCAACAATGCAATCTCGCGTGGCCTAAAGTTTAACAGTGAAGAACTGCAATTTGCTTTGCAAATGCAGGACAAGTACCAGGCTAAACTAAACGCAGAAATAAACCTTCGTAATATACTTGCGGGCATTCAAGGCAAGACGCGCGAAGAGGCGGCGCTGAACCTTAGCAGAACAGTAGCGTTTCTGGAAACGCTTGGACTGATGACGCCTGAATTGCGGCTTCAGTTGAATATTTTTGCTGAACAAGCTGGCTTGGTTGGCGTCATCAAGAATGAGGTAAATGGCGCGGTAGAAAACACCCAAGAAATGGCAAAAGCCGCAGAAAGCGCGCGACAGGAGTTTGAAAAGGCTGCTGCTGCGGTGATGAATATCAATGTTAATGCTGCGGCAGCATTGGCTGGCATGAATGCCAAACTTCGCAGTTTCCAGCGCGGCCTATCCATTGACCAGGTGCGGATCATGGAGGCTGGGCGCAAAGCTGAAATTGCAGCGCGTGAAGCAGGTGTTGATAGCGCGGTAGAACTCGCTGCTATTGGGGCTGAAGCGTCAAGCATTGAACGGAAAATCATTGCCGCAGAGGGTGCATTGAAGTCGTTCACAGATACGGCGACCGGTTCCTCGGCAGCTTCTGCAATCAAGGCCAACATCTTTGATCCCTTCAAGAAGATGGGAGAGGAACTGGACGCCATCATGGGCGGCATCGCCCAGACGATGGAGAGCGCGCTGACCTCTGGGTTCATGTCGATAGTCGATGGCACCAAGAGCGCGAAGGACGCATTCCGCGACATGGCCAGATCAATCATCGCGGAACTCTACAAGGTGCTGGTCGTGCAGCAGCTTGTCGGCAGCTGGGACCGTGAGAAAGGCAAGGGGAGAGGCTTGGTCGGGATGATCATGGGCGCGCTTGCGGGCGCGCGAGCCAGCGGGGGGCCTATGACGGCTGGCAAGTCGTATCTTGTCGGCGAAAAGGGGCCTGAACTGGTCGTACCGTCGCGCAATTCCAGCGTCGTCCCCAACAGCGCCCTCGGCGGGGGCGGCGTGACCGTCAACCAAAACATCACTTTCGGCTCCGGTGTCAGCCGTGCTGAAATTCAGCAGATGCTGCCCAAGATCGTGGAAACCACCAAGGCGGCTGTGTTCGACGCACAGCGGCGCAGTGTCAGCGGGATGGGCTACGCATGACCATATCCTACCCTCTTTCCTTCCCGACGCACACGGGCGTCAGTGGCATCAGCCTGCGGGCGATCAACGCGGTGGCATATGAGCGCAGCCCGTTTACCTTCGCGGGTCAAGCGCAGGCCAGCGCAGGCCAGATGTGGGGCGCTGATGTTACGCTGCCGCCGATGAAGTATGAGGACGCCGAGCGCTGGGTTGCGTGGCTTGTCAGCTTGCGCGGCCAGTTCGGCACATTCAACATGGGTGACCCGGCGCGGGCCGTTGCTCGCGGCACCGCGCGCGGCACTGACACCGTGACAGTCAACGGCGCTGACCAGACGGGCCAGGACCTTGACATCACCAGCGACCAGTTGAGCGAGACGGGATACCTGCTGGCTGGCGACTACATCCAGCTTGGTAGCGGCTCGACGGCAACGCTGCACAAGGTGCTGGTGGATGCCGACACCGACGGCAGCGGCAACGCCACGGTGACGCTCTGGCCGCACGTCCGCACAGCACCGTCGAACGGTGCAACGGTCACAGTTCAAAGCACGGTTGGTCGTTGGCGGCTGGCTGGCAATGAAGCCGAGTGGACGATCAACCAGGCCAGCATCTACGGCATCAGCTTCAGCGCGATGGAGGCGATATGACGCGCAGCATTCCAGCGGAACTCCTGACAGCCCTCACGCAGAGTGAATGCAGCCCATACTACGCCTTCGAGGGGCAGTTCAGCAGCGGCACGATCCGACTGTGGACTGGATATGGCGACAGAACTATCGAGGGCAACACCTACCTCGGCGCAGGCCAGCTTCTCAACATCAGCGGCTTGGAAGAGGCCGCAGACTTGTCGGCTAAAGGTGCGTCTGTGACGCTCTCTGGGCTTTCTTCTGGCATCATGTCGCTTGCGCTGACTGAGCCGTATCAGGGTCGTCGTGCGCGCATCCTGATGGGCGAGAGCAGCGTTGCTTCCGTTGTGGAAGTGTTCTCTGGCCTGACCGACAAGATGCCGATCCAGCAATCGCCAGAAAGCGTCACGGTGCAGTTGACCGTAGAGAGCAAGATGGTGACGCTGCAACGGGCCAATGTGCGGCGCATGACATCTGCAAACCATCAACTGCGCCATGCCGGAGACACGTTCTTCGACTGGACCACGAAGCTGGCCGACATGGAGATCGTATGGGGACGGGAAGTGGCCTAAACGCCTATCTGCGTGAGCAGCGTGGGAAGTGCTTCGATCTCGGCAAGCATGATTGCTTCACGTTCACCAACGGCGCGTGGAGGGTGGTCTATGGCTCTGGGTATGCCGACGACATCATCGGCAAGTATGCTGGACTTGGCCCGAAAGGGCTGAAGGCGCTCATGCAGGCCACCTACGGCGGCAAGACGCTCATCGAGTGCTTCGACATGCACCTGACAAGAGTTGGCGGTGTGCCGCCGCGTGGAGCGCTTGTGGCGAGCGACAGGGTGTCTCGGTGGATTACTGGCGTGGCGCTCGGGGTCGCCTGCGGGACGAGGGCTGTCTTTATCGGCGATCAAGATGTGGTATACATGCCAATAGATGAAATCAGCGGCGCGTGGGTCAGATGAAAAGCAACACTCCATACAATGTCCTGCGCTATCGTGACTGGGAATTTGCGCCGCGTGATCCTGTCACTGTCGGGACGCTCATTCTGGGCAGCACGGCAGCATCAACCGCTGTTCTCACCATCGGCACATACACGCTGACACTTGGTGCAGTCGTCGGCTACATTGCCACCACTGCCATCACCTCATTGGCGATGCGCGCGCTGGCTCCAAAGATGCCGCCAAACGCCGCCAATCAAGGCACCATCATCAATGCGCGCGAGCCTGCCGCCACTCAGGAATACGTCTACGGCCAGGTCCGCAAGGGCGGCAACATTGTGTTCATGGAAAGCACAGGCACCGCCAACAAATACCTGCACATGATCATCGTGGTGGCTGGGCATCCGGTCGAAGAGATTGGTGACATCTACCTGAACGATGAGATCGTCACCCTGGATGGCTCCGGCAATGTCACGTCTGACCGCTGGACCAAGGGTGGCACACCATACATCCGCATTCGGAAATATGACGGCACGCAGACGGCACCAGATGCCGACCTGCTGGCAGATACGTCGGTCACGGCTGAGTTCGTCGGCAACGGCATCTCGCACCTTTATGTGCGGCTCGAATATGAGCAAAGCGTGTTCTCAGGCGGCATCCCGACGTTCACGGCGGTCATCAAGGGCCGCAAGGTTTACGATCCGCGCACAACGACCACGGCATACAGCGCCAACGCCGCGCTGGTGATCCGCGACTACCTGACGAGCGAATACGGCTTCAGCGATGCCAGCGTGGATGACACATACTTCTCGGCGGCGGCGAATGATTGCGATGACGCGATCACGCTGGCTGGCGGAGGCACCGAAGATCGCTACCAGATCAACGCGGTTGTGAACTCGCAATCAACCATCGGCACGACGCTGCAAGACATGGTGCGAGCCTGCAACGGAACGCTTTACCTATCCGGCGGCTACTGGCGGCTGCGCGTGGGCGTGTATGAAGCCAGCGTCAAATCGTTCACACTCGATGACTTCCGCTCAGACATCAGCATAGACACGCGGATGTCGCGCCGAGACAACTTCAATTCGGTCATTGGCAAGTTCCAGAACAAGGATGACGACTGGATTGAGGCTGACTTCCCGCCGATCACCAGCGCCGCATTCTTGGCCGAGGACAACGGCGAAGAGAACCAGCTTGATCTGTCACTAAACATGGTGACAAGCGCGTCTCAGGCGCAGCGCGTTGCCAAGCAGACGCTGTTCCGGTCGCGTGAGCAGATCACGCTGTCGGCTGACTTTGGCCTGCGCGCCATCGACATTGAGGTGGGCGACATTGTTGACCTGACCATTGCGGAATACGGCTGGTCGGCAAAAGAGTTCGAGGTCGCCGCGTGGAAGCTATATATCGGCGACACTGGCGGCGTTCGCATCAGCATGACGCTGCGGGAGACATCTGAAGCCGCCTTCGACTGGGATGCGGAAGAACAGGCGATCATTGCCAACAACTCCATCCTGCCTCGCTTTAATGAGGTTCCAGATGTCGGCGTGGCGGCAGAGGCGACGACGCGCGTTCTGAACGAGAAGGTCACGAACTTCATCATCGTCACCGTGTCTTCGTCTCTACCGACGCAGGTCGATTATGTTGAAGTGCAGTTCAAGCTGTCGTCGAGCGACAACTATTCACACCTTGGCACTGGTCAGCTTGGCGTCTTCGAAGCCGTTGACCTTGAAAACGGTTCTTATGATTTCCGCGCGCGGGCCGTGAACGCATTGGGCTACTATGGCGAGTGGGAGTATCTCAACGACATTGAGGCCGTTGGCGACACAGACCCGCCAAATGATGTCTCCGGCTTCTACTATGAGATCAACGGGCAGACGCTCACGCTCGACTGGCAACCAGTGGCCAATGCCGACTTGTCGTATTACCGCATTCGGCACGCCATCGAAGAGACGGGGGCAACGTGGGCGAACGCAACGACGGCTGTGGACAAGGTGCCACGACCCGGCACTAGCGTGACACTGCCGTCGCGCGCTGGCACATATTTCATCCGCGCGCACGACAAGTCTGGCCTGCAATCCGGTGTGGCGTCGTCTGTTGTTGTGCCTGCCGATGTCATGCCGTCGTTCACCAACACGTCAACGCAGAGCGAGCATTCGACATTCAGCGGGACCAAGACTGGATGCAGCGTTGTCTCCGGTGAGTTGCAGATCACAGACACATCCAGCGCGCCGTCCGAGGCGACGTATGAGTTCTCGACCTATATTGACACGTCAGCGGTTGGTCGCCGCTTCTGCCGCATCCGCGCGGCCACCGTTCGGCATGATGACAGCGCTGGCCTGTTCGATGATCTTCCGAGCCTGTTCGACAGCCTCGCTGGCTTGTTCGACGACCTGACTGGCTTCAGCCAGATCGACGACACGAACATCCTGTTCTACATCGCTGCGACCAATGACGATCCGGCTGGCTCACCGACTTGGGGTGCTTGGCAACAGTTCCGAGCGGGGGACTTCTACGGTCGGGCGTTTAAGTTTAAGATCGTCCTGAAATCAACGTCAGTCAGCGTGACGCCGAGCATCTCGACGCTGCAAGCCATCGTGGAGTGGAACTAATGTCCCAGCATGACTTCAACATCGCAAACCAGACGGCGAGCGCATTCCGCGCAGACCTCAACAACGCGCTAACGGCGCTGGCATCGCTCTCCAGCGGGGCGACAGCACCATCGACGACCTTCGCCAACATGCTCTGGTATGACACGGCAAACAACATCCTGAAGATGCGAACTGAGGCCGACGATGGTTGGGTGAGCATCGGCTATCTCGATCAGGGTGCGGGCGCATTCCGCATCCTCGATGACACGCAGGTCACGAACACCAGCGGCACGCAGATTGGCTTGATCGGCGGGCAATCAGCGGCGACGTGGCAGGCAGGAACTGGGACGCTCGAAAGCCTTGTTTCTCCGGCGAACGTGAAGGCTGCGATTGATGCATTGTCGAAGCAAATCTTGGCGGCGCATGAGACAACATCGTGGACGTTCACGGCAAACACTTGGGAAGCCCGTCAGCTTACTACGCAGCATAACGGCATCTCCGGCGCTTCTGTCGCATCATACACTGTCTCGCTCCCTGCTGGGACTTATATGCTCCAAGGGTGGGTTGCTTCTAACACTACAAACAAGCATTGGCTTCAAGCCAGGATCAGGAACACGACATCCAGCGCTACCATTGCCGCCAGTGCCCTTATGCGCCTTGTTGATGGTGATGCTGACAATGGCAACAATACTGCACATGTCACGGGAATTGTGACCTTGGCGTCCACATCAAGCATACAACTTCAGTCGTATTGCACTAATGGCATCTCGAACAAAAATGCTGGTGATTACGATGGCGGCGGGACGCAGGGGGCGAGCCTGATCGTGACGAGGCTCTAGCACTTTATGGGAATGCTGACCTGTGCTAATCTGCGCCAGCATATGCAAACTGAATGGAGGCCGTCATGGCTACACTTGGAGATCGGGTCTTTGACAACGGCCTAACCGTTCTTGACACCGAGGCGAATAAAATCCTGATTACGTCGCAGGAGGCTACGACCTACACTGAAGCGAACAGCACCTACGCGCTCGGCAACAGCACATCGCTGTCGATTGGCGCACCGCAAGATCGCACTGGCGGTGGTCGTGAGGTTGTTGTCGCAGCTATCAGCGACGGATCGGTGACTGGCACTGGCACTGCAACCCATTACGCTATCGTGGACACCTCGAACAGCCGCTTGCTGGCTACGGGTTCGCTCACAGCTTCGCAGTCGGTCACTTCGGGCAACACCTTCACCCTGTCGTCTGTCGCAATCGGTATCCCTGACCCTGCGTAATCTGATTTACAGTCTCGACAACAGGATAGGTGAAACATGGTCACTCTCGTAAACAGAGCCAAAGTTGCCACGGCCACCACTGGCACTGGCACGATCACCCTCGGCTCGGCTGAGAGTGGCTACCAGACCTTTGCTGACGCTGGCGTGGCTGACGGGAATGTCGTGCGCTACGTCATCGAGGACGGCACTGACTGGGAGATAGGCACAGGCACCTACACGGCGTCTGGCACTACGCTGTCCCGCACGGTGTCTGAGAGTTCCAATGCTGATGCTGCGTTGAACCTAAGCGGCTCTGCGGTGGTGTATGTCTCGGCTGCGGCAGAGGATATTCCGCCTGTTCTTGAATTGTATGCTGAGAACCCAAGCAGCCCTACTGCTCCGTCTGCTACTGGTGCAAATGCTGTGGCGATTGGAACTAATACAACTGCTACAAATATCGGCACAACTGCAATCGGCCAAGGGGCAGATGCCACAGCAGACTTTGCAATGGCAATCGGCACAGCCTCGCTTGCGGCGGGTGCAAACTCCTTGGCGATAGGTCGTAGCGCCACAGCCAATGGTTCTTTGTCAACTGCAATCGGAACGTCAAATGCAGGCGGAACTTCTGGGGGATCAGTGGCCAATGCTGCTGGTTCAACAGCAATAGGTGGATCGTATGCAAACGGCACCGACAGCTTCGCCGCAGCTATAGCCAACAATACCTCAAGCTATGGCGCTACTGGGGCTAACTCTGTGGCGATTGGGAGGACAAATAGATCAACTCAATCCTATGCTACAACGCTTGGCGGCTACTTGGCAGAGGCCACAGCCACATATTCCACGGTTGTAGGGGGCAGGCAAAATACGGCTGATGCAACTTATAGCGTTGCCTCTGGATATGGGGCAGAAGTAAGGGGGATTGTCGGAAAGATTGTCCACTCTCCGATTATTTGGATAAGTTCTGGCGACACGCAAACTGGGACTTTGGTTTTAACGGCAGCAACAACAGATGCAACTCCCAAAGCCGCAACTTCAAATGGTGCAGCCGCCTCTACCAACAACCAAATCATCCTCCCCAACAACTCTGCCTACGCCTTCCACGGCACCATCGTAGCCCGTCAGCAAGCCTCGGCAGGCACTGCATGTGCGGCATGGAAGATTGAGGGCTTGATCCGCAGGGAAGGATCGGCGGGGACGACAGTGCTGGTCAACTCTGCTACAACTGTTCTGGACAACACA